TTCTTCCAGAATACTCTCTTGTCATTGAAGTTCATGGTAGGCAGCACTACGAATTCGTTTCGCACTTTCATAAAACCAAAGCTGATTTTTACAAATCAAAAGGAAGAGACAAAGACAAAATTAGGTGGTGCGAGTTAAATTGCATCTCCGTTTTAGAATTGAGCTATGCTGAATCAGATGAAGAATGGAAAAGAAAAGTTATCAGTAGATAAATTCTTAGAAGCTTTGGATAACTACATTACATCTGAAGGGATAAGAACCTGCTCTGTAAATCCTGAAGCAGAAAAGGCTATGAACCTCACTATAGAAGAAATGAGATCTCTCAATCACCAAGAGTGTTATGAGTACGCCTATGTTCTTTATCAGTACTGTAACTATTGCCAGTCTATATTTAATAAGCATAATACTAAATTAAAATGGGCGGATCACCATATAGGCAGAATGATAGCTAAAATGTCAGATAGATTTTCTGATAAGTACTTAAAATGGGAACAGAAAGTTCATACTATTGCGCAACTAGATTCCTTTGCTGAGAAGTTGGTTGAAGTAAAAATGAGCGCAGAAGGAAAGGTAACTTGGCTATCAGATAAGATTAGGGATATGCGTAAGCAGTCTGATGTATTATTTGAAATGGCTAAGAGTAAGAGGTTTAACAAATGAATTTAGAGACACTAAAAGAGTCTGTTGAAAAAATCAAGGATGGGATTCAACAAAATGATATGGCTAAAATTGTTGCAGGATACAATCAACTTACAGGAGAAAACATACATGCAGGAGAACCTGAACCAGAAGAAGAAGTTGTGCAAGAACAAGTGCAAGAAGAAGTGCAGGAACTTCCAGAAAAAAAAGAAGCAAAGTCAAGCGAATTAGATTTTACGGTAAAGAGAAAAGATACCACGTCTAAATCCAAGTATACTAAATCAGAAAGAATAGTAGCTGGCGAAAATAAATTTGTAGATGATGGGTCTGAGCATACAGAAGATTCAACTCCTGACTACATTCCAACTAAAAGAAACAGGTCTCCTGTTCAATTTAAGGAAGTCAGGTGTCATGTTTGTGGAGAAACAGAAAGCGTTCATCCTAGCACAGTAGGCGGAACCTTTCATAGATGTAGTAGGTGTATTTAATGAAAGAAGGTATGTCAAGCCCAGCGTCTGAAAGGGCTATACTAGCGGGTTTATTTAATCACGGTATTGATGCGCATATTGATGTTGACGACTTGATTTCAGCAGATACGTTCACATCAGAAAGAAATCAGATAATTTACTCTTGTTTGGAGAAAGTGTTTGAGACATCTCAAACTGTAGATATTCCATCAATAATTAGTGTTGCAGACAGCTTAGGTTATTCTTCGTATTTAGGTGAAGAGTTTTCCAAAGATAGCCTCAGAGAATTTTTTGACGTTGATACTGAACTTGTAAATATAAGAAATCACGCTAAGAAAATTAAGAAGTATGAAATTGGAAGAGATATAAGAAACAAAGCTCAGTCTGTACAAAATCAAATATCTGAGATGAAGGGAGATGAAACGGTTGATGAATTGATATCAATCGCTGAATCACCATTCCATGAACTTTCAGTTGCTCTTTCCTCTTCTGTAGAAGATAAACCTGTGACAATGGGTAGTGGAGCTACAGAGTATGTAGAACATTTAGAGGAAAACCCCTGCGATAACGTTGGTATAAGTAGTGGGTTTTATAGATTTGACACTGCTATTGGCGGTGGTTTTAGAAGAAAGGGCGTTGATTTAATTGGTGCTAGAGCGAAGACAGGTAAGAGTATGCTTGCCGATAATGTGGCTATGCATGTTTCTTCAAATCTTGACATACCTGTACTAATACTAGATACTGAAATGTCAATAGAAGATCATTGGAATAGGATATTAGCAAACTTAAGCGGCGTTGATATAAATAAAATTTCAAGTGGAAAGTTTGCACAAGAGTCTGCCGGAAAAGAAAAGGTTTATCAAGCTACAGAAAAATTAAAGGGCTTGTCTTTTTACCATATAAACATAGCCGGTAGGCAGTTCAAAGAAACGCTTTCTATTATCAGGAGGTGGATTAAAAAAGAGGTTGGATACGACGAGAACGGCAGAACTAATGACTGTTTGGTGATATACGATTATCTCAAGTTAATGGATGCTTCTGACATAAACAGTAATATGGCAGAGTATCAAGTTTTGGGTTTTCAAATCACAGGGTTGGTTAACTTCACAATCAAGCATGACATAGCTTGCTTAGCTTTTGTTCAATTGAATAGGGATGGAATTACTAAAGAGTCAACTGATGCTATAAGTGGTTCTGATAGACTTGTGTGGCTCTGTAGTAGTTTCACTATATTTAAGAATAAATCAGATGAAGAAATAGCAGAGGATCAAGGACAAACAGGAAATAAAAAGCTGGTCTGCGTAGAACAAAGACACGGAGCTGGACTTGCTGACTATGACTATATTAACTTAACAATGACCGGTAACTTAGGTAGGATTGAAGAAAATTCAACTAAGTTAGAAGCACAAAAAGAAAACAAGATAAATACTGATGGATTCGACAACGAAATACAAGACGATGAAAAACCGTTTTAACTTTACTGCAAAAGAAAAAATTGCAATAAATCGTGGATTGGTAGCAAGATACCCAGAGCTTATGGACGCTTTGGGTATAAAATATACTAGAACAAGTCAAGAGTGCATTCATATGGCCTGTCCTATGCATGAGGGTGCTGACAATCCAACTGGGTTTTCGCTTACTGTAGACTTAGACCACAGGGCTTGTGGCCTTTGGTATTGCTGGACTGCTAAAGAAGATTCGGAGTGCAACAACTACAAAAAAGATATGATAGGTCTCGTTTCTGGCGTTTTAGAAAAACATGCAGGTAAAAAGGTTCCATTTCCAAAGGTCTTAAAATGGTGTATGGATTTTCTTAAATGCGAGGATACTAGCAAGTTACAAAGTCTAGTTTCAAAAGCTGAAACCCATAGACAAGGCCTGACAGAAGAAACTACAAAAAAACGAAAGACGCTAAACTATACTAGAAGTGAGGTCAGAAAAGCACTCAAAAGACCTGCTAAGTATTATTTAAGAAGAGGTTACAGCGCAGAGATATTAGATAAATTTGACGTTGGTGTTTGTGCAGACAGAACAAAACCAATGAGATCTAGAGTTGTAGTTCCTGTTTATGATGTCGATTTTAAGAAAGTAGTGGGCTGCGTTGGTAGATTACAGAATGAGGAATACGACGCGCACAACCCAAAATGGAAAAATTCAAAAGGTTTTTCAAAAAGCGAGTATCTATATGGAAACTGGATTGCGAAAGACCACATCAGAAAAACTAAGACAATAGTACTTGTTGAAGGACAAGGGGACGTTTGGAGACTGCACGAAGCCGGAATAGAAAACGCAGTAGGGTTATTTGGTTCAAAACTTAGTGACGCTCAATCAAGAAGAATACAAACATCAGGAGCTTTTAATATTGTTGTCTTAACTGACAATGATGATGTTGGAAAAAAAGCAAAGCAAGAAATAGTAGACAAAATGGGTCGAAGTTTTAATATAATAACTCCTACATTTACTACTAAAGATATTGGTGAAATGACTGTAGATCAAATCAATAAGCACTTAAAACCACAGCTACAAGGTTATATATAATGGAACAGCATATATTAGGAATATCTGGCAAGAAACAAAGCGGCAAATCTACAGCGGCTAAATTTATACATGGCTACCAAATGAAGTATCATGATGTGGTAGAAACTTTTGCTATGGATGGCGGGGATCTCGTAGTAAATACTACGAAAGTAAATGAAGATGGTGAGATAGAAGAAGGTCTCGGAGTTTTAGAGATAGAAAGAAGAGACTACGATTTTATAAACTATGCACAGCAAATGATATGGCCTTTTGTCAGGTCTTTTAGCTTTGCTGACCCTCTAAAAGCTATATCAATAAAGCTTTTTGGTTTGACTGAGGAACAGTGCTACGGCACAGATGAAGATAAAAATACGCCTATCAATATTAAGTGGGAAGATATGCCTGCTTCAAATGGGCGTGAGGCAGGAGGCTTTATGACCGCTAGAGAATTTTTGCAATATTTTGGAACTGATATTTGTAGGTCAATAAAAAATGACATATGGACTAGTGCTTGCATATCCCAAATACAACAAAGTGGAACTGAGTTTGCCATCATACCAGATGTCAGATTTCCTAACGAGATTGAAGCCATACAGAAGGCTGGAGGTAAAGTTATAAGACTTACCCGTAGCCCTTACGAAGATGAGCATTCAAGCGAGACAGCCTTAGACTCAGAAGAATCTATCAGCAAATTTGACCATGTTATAGACAACTCTAGCCTCGGCATACATGAAACAAACATGGAACTTTTAAAAACCCTGAGAGAATGGCAATGGCTGAAGACAAAAGACTAATGGTAGAAATACCATTTACACAAGAGATGGTAGACTCTGCTAAGAAAAAAGCAAAGATTATGGGTTCTATCAATAACTCTATTTTAAAGGGTAGAGGTAATTTTGCTGGTTTCCTCGGAGAAGAAGCTGTTGCATCTTATATAACAGCGAACATTATAAGCTTTGATGAGGGTGAAAATAAATACGGTCACGACCTCAATAAAAACGGAAAGAGAATAGAGGTAAAGACAAAGAGAAGAACCGTAAAGCCTAGATTAAATTATGATGTTTCTGTTGCAGCAACAAGCAAGCATCAAGCAGACAAAAAAGGTTTAGACGTTTATATATTTACTAGTATTCAGTTTGACGGAAATGAACCTAAAAAGATTTGGATCATTGGACAGAAAGACAGGGATGCTTACTTTAAAGAAGCTAGGTTTATCAAAAAAGGCGAGCCAGAAGGGGATAACGGTTTTATAGCCCGTATAGACATGTACAATATGGTAACCACAGAATTGGATGGTTTAGATGATAGTCTGTTATCACAGATCGAGTAGTCTTGGAACTCTTGAGTTTTGCGAACAAAAGTATTTCCTTCAATACAATCTCAGCTTGAAGGACAAGACAAATAAAAAAGCTTTGATGGGTACTATAACCCATAAGGTTATGCAAACTCTTGGTGACAAAAAAGTTGCCATGAATAACAACCTAGACATCGTAGAAGATGAAGAGACCGGAAGGAATCTAACTCTAGATGAGTGCGATGATCTTAAACTGCTAAATGACATTGCGTTTGAATACTATGGAAAAGCATTTCCAGAAGTAGATCTTACAGAGGCAGACAGACGAACATGTTTGAAATGGGCAGAGAAAGCAGTGGCCTACAGGGATGGCTTTCTTGACCCAAGAAATCAGAATGTATTTGCAACAGAGCTTTTCTTTGATATCGAGATTAAAAAACCTTGGGCTAAGTACACTTACAAAGTCGGCAAAGAAAAAATAGATGGTTATCTTTCAATTAAAGGTACGGTAGACCTGATATTAAAACATGAAGATAATTATTTTGAAATACTGGACTACAAAACAGGCAAAAGAATTAATTGGGCTACAGGCGAAGAAAAGACGCACGAGAAGTTGCAGAAAGATACGCAGCTCCTCCTGTACTATTACGCTCTAAGGAATATGTATCCAGATGCCGAATTTTTCGTTAGCATTTACTACATCAATGCTGGCGGTTTGTTTTCTATGGTCTTTGATGATGACGACTATAAAAAAGCTGAGAACATACTGAAGAAAAAATTTCAGTACATAAAAAAGCAAGAAAGACCAAAACTTTTGTCGAATGACAATCGTCATTGGAAATGTCAAAAACTCTGTAAATTCAGCGAACCTTACAAAGAAGGCGCTAAAAAAAGTCTTTGTCAGTATGTAAGAGACGAAATTCGCAAAAAAGGTGTCAATAGGGTTATTGAAGAAATGGGAGATGTCAGTAAAATTTCTGCTTACGGCGATGGCGGCGGCAGATTAGCTGATTCAGATAAGGACAAAAAATGAGTTGGATACCACTTCATCTACACACTCACTACAGTTTATTAGACGGGCTTTCCAAACCAGATCAGGTTGCAGACAGATGCTCTCAACTTGGATACAACGCTTGTGCAGTTACAGATCACGGCACTATATCTGGAGCGGTTTCTTTTACACAGGCTTGCAAAAGTAAAAATATTAAACCAATACTTGGTTGTGAGTTTTATCTAAGCGCACAGTCTGCAACAATTCAGTCTACTGAAAATAGATCATTGAGTCATCTATGCGTGCTTGCTAAAAACAAAGCTGGATGGGATCAGCTTATAAAAGCTGTATCTAGAAGTAATGATGAAGATATTTTTTACCACAAGCCTAGATTAGATTTAGATCTTTTAGGCGAGTTTGTTGATGGCAACCTTATTGGTTTTAGCGGTCATCTTGGGAGTGATTTGGCTAACATTATATTTGAAAGTCCTCGCGCTGCTTATAGAGCTTCTACAGAAGAAGAAGTAAAAAAATACATTGCTTCTGACTGGGATGATCGAGTTCTACAATTAGCGAACAGATATACTGACATATTTGGGAAAGAAAACTTCTTCATAGAGATACAGTGTATAGACGAAGAAAACTCTCCTGCTTCAAAACTAGTGGCTCAGGGGTTGAGATACATAGCCAAAAAGCATGGCTTTAAATCAGTAGCCACTGCTGACTCACACTATGTAGAAAAACAGGATGCTATTGACCATACTATTCTTCTCTGTTCCGCAATGAAAACACCATTGCGGCAATTGAAATCAAAGATAGAAAAGAACATTGAAGTTGGCTTTAGTGCATTTATGAAATCTAACAACTTTCATATTCCTTCCTTTGAGGAGATACAAAGTCTTCATAGGCCTCACGAAATAGAGGCTACACATCAAATAGAAAGCATGTGTGAAGAATACGATATACTTTCCAAGCCAATGCTGCCTGAATTTAAATGTCCAGAAGAAGCATCAGAAGAACAGTATCTGAGACATCTATGCAGGGAAGGGTGGAAAAATATACTTAAACCTTTAGGCAAGATTGCTACACAGACTCAATCTGACATCTACGCAGACAGGATAAAAAAGGAACTTGAGGTGATAAGCGATGCACATCTCTCAGGCTATTTTTTAATTGTTAGAGATATAGTTCAGAGAGTAAAAGACAATAATTGGCTACCCGGACCGGGAAGAGGTTCTGCTGCTGGTAGTTTGATATCTTACCTTGTTGGTATAACTCAAGTAGATCCAATTGAATATGATTTGATCTTTGAGAGATTTTACAATGCAGGACGAAATACAGAAGACCACGTTTCATTACCTGATATAGACATTGATATACCTGCAACAAAAAGAGATGATGTCATTCAATATATTAGAGAAAAGTATGGAAATAAGAATGTTGGTCAGATGGTAACGTTTGGTAGGCTTCAAGGAAGAAGCGCCCTGAAGGAAGTCTTAAGAATGAATGAAGCTTGCGGATTTGACGAAATGAATGTCATAACCAAGAGCCTCCCGCATGAGCATGAAGTTTCAGATCAGCTTTCTGAAATGGAAGATCCGTCCGTAATTAAATGGACACTGATGAATCAACCAGAAGCCCTTAGAGAGTACTGTAGGATAGAAGACGACGGAAGACTTACTGGAGACTACGCAAAACTCTTTGAGCAAGCCATGCGGCTTGAGGGTACGTTTAAGTCTCAGGGCAAGCACGCGGCT